ATATCTTTTGTTGGTAATATCAATCACAATTTTTCCTTTCTATCTTTATCAATCAATAGTTTATCAATCACATTATGAACTCTTAAAGCATTACTCATGTTGCAAATAGAAGAGTATTCTTCTTTCATAAGTACTTTATAAACGTGTTGATATAAATTCCGTAAAGAGAACTTTAAATCAGTTTCAAAGAAACAACTTGATACTCTTTCTTGAATTGATGGAAGAGAATAATAATCTCCATACGTTTCTTCTTTTTTACAAAGAGTAGTTGATATATTCAAAAAATGATTATCAAAAATCCATCTTCTCTTTCCTGTCAAAAGATGCATTTCAAAACAATCAAACTTCCTACCGTCAACAGGAACAATAAAGATATTATCACACTTAGAATACTTCAATCTAACTGCATATGTAGGGTCTGAAGAGTTATAATCAAGAATTGGTTTTGTATCTACAATCTCTCCTTCTATAAATGTTCCTGCTACCCAATTTAAAATGTCGATTGCATGGCTCGCATCCCTTACAAACCCCCTTGTATAGTAAAAGACAATACTTTGAATATCATTTTCTTTCTGGATATGTTCTATTGCATATCTTATATATTGAGAAAATCTTCTTCCATAATTGACGATAACTTGAATATTAGATTCTCTACAAAGCCAATCTATTCTTGTTGCTTCATAGATATTTTGTCCTGCTGGCTTTTCAAGGATGATAACTTTAGGTAGGGTATTTGGTCCTGCATGTTGTCTTGATATTTCTTCTATCATTGCTAAGTGCGTAGAAGTAGGAGAAGCAATAACAATAACATCTGCTATCGTTTCATGAAAGCCAAGAGCGATTTTGCAATTCCATTTATCTGCTGCTCGTTCTGCTTTTACTTCATCTACATCTCTTACCCATGTAAGTTCAAAATTAGGATCAGAATAAACAGCATGGGCATGAGTCAATGGAAATTCTGTATTTGGAGAATCTAAATGATCCAGTTTTAAACCACCGATTGACCCTGCACCTATTAGACCAACGGTAAATTTATTCATTTTTATTCTCCTGGTTGTTTTGACTGCAACTTTCTGTTGACAAGTATTTGTGGATTGTCAAGTATGAAATCTACAATTTCATCTACTGTAATTGTTTCCCATCTATTTTGAGAAACAAAATGCTCTATGAGAGTTTTGATAACTTCAAAATCTTCTTTATAGTCTAACGTCAATCTCAATCCTGGCCAATTATAAATTCCTTCTGCTGCAAGATTTTTAAATACAGTAAATTTTGGAGCTAATCTAATTAAGTTCCATCCTGTATGTTGACGAAAACTTCCATTAACTCTTTTGTTTATTTCTTTCAATACTTCTGTATTGTATATTTGAATATCGCTACCATCAAACCATGATCTTGGATTTATATTGCTTACATGCACATCATATAAAATATGAGTTATATAGCGTTTATAAATTTCATGCAACTTATCTATTTGAAGTGGGTCTAAAAGTGGACAGTCTGAAGTAACATCAACAATAGTATCAATGTTGTAAAACGTAGTGCAACAAATTACTCTTTGCATTACGTCTTCTTCACTACCAACAAAAAAATCAATTCCATTATCTCTACAATAATAAATTATCTCTTGACTGTTTACAGTCGTTGCTACAATAATTTTATCTAAACACTTTGCTTGCTTAACTCTATCTATCATCCATTGAAGTATCGGCTTGCCTAAAACTTCCATCATTACTTTGCCGGGAAGTCTACTGCTGCCCATCCTCGCTTGGATTATTGCTGCTGTTGTCAATTTACAATCTCCTTGTAGAAGTTTTGTAAAGCATTATTTCAATAATTAAATCTTTATCTTCATTAGATAAAGTTACTTGTCTTGCATTTATTCCGTACTCTTTAAACTTGTCTTTCCAAAAACTATCTCTTTTCTTATCGTTGCTTTCGTATTCTAATTCAAAAATAACTTCTCTAATTCCTACAGAAGCAATATTTTTTAAACAAATAATGCACGGTTCGAGAGTACAATATAAAATTGAACCAAACGGAATTTCACTTGACTGCATTGCCATTTGATTGATAGCGTTTTGTTCTGCATGAATAGATCTACACTCTTGGTATTTTATCGATCCGCTATCATCTGGAAGTGTCAATCTTCTAAGGCAATACTTATCTCCATCATCAGTGCATTGTGGTTGACCAGGAAGACTTCCGTTGTATCCTGTTGCTAATATCCTATGGTTAAATACAATAACTGCTCCTGTTGGTCTACTATTACAACCAGAACGAGAAGCAGCAAGTTTAGCCATAGCCAAAAAGTATTTATCCCAGGATAGTCTCATTATTGTACTAACTCCAAATTAGAATAGTTGACCAATACTGGTTTTTCTCTTTCTGAAAAAACAACAAGAGCTGCTTTAAAATATTCTTTTGGAAAAAAGATATTGCCAACTTCATCTTCCCATTCGATAAAGCCATTTGAAAGTGTTCTATATCCAATAAACAAACCAATTCTTTCTTCGATTGGTTTTTCTTCCCATGATTTATATTTCTTTAATGGTTTGCCTGGTTTTGCTTCTCTGCGCTGCCACATTCTTTGTAAAGTACTTTTTACAATTACTTTATCGCCAAGTTTAAAATTGCTTGATCCAATAATTTTTACCATTTATTCTTTCCTTAAATATTCTTTCACTATATCAATTTGAAAACCATAACAGTGAAGTCCTTGACTATAAAAAGTAAGCGGCCCTGGCTCAACTCCTAATTCATTTGCAATGTATTCGTTAAGCAAAGTAAAGCCGCCCATGTTTTCTGGAAAGCCGCAATTACCAGTTATTGAGATTAAGTTGTTTCTTCGCATAACAAAATTAGTATTTTTATTATTTACACACCAAACAAAACCACTATAATTTTGTTTTTTCAAACCATTGTTATCAAAATGTTGCCTTTGAATCATAGACTCTTTTCTTTTTGAAAGATAAATTGCTCCATCGCCTTCATTTATGATAGAGTGATATCCTAATGAATAAGATAACTTTTGGAACCATTGAAGTCTATCTTTTTTAATTGAATAAAATATTTTGTTTGTATCGCTTCTGATAGATCCGTCTGCCATAATCATGGTGTCAAACAAAGCTTTTCTGTCTTCATAAACCAAATCCAATAATTTTTCTATAGGTTCTCTTTTTGGAATTAGATTAAAAATCCATTTAGAATATTCTACAGGTATATAGAAAACATAACTTTCAACATTAATACCATTTGGATATTCCTTGTTGGCAATTTTATATTTTGTTGTTTCAACAAATCTTTCTGAAAAATTGATGTTTAATTTGTTTAAAATATCTCTAATTTCTTTATGATATTTCTTTTTTGTTTGATATATTTCTATCGCATTGCAATCCTGTTTATAAGAAGCATCTGTCAAAACCCATCCGAGTAACGATGCCTTGTCAGATCCTATAGACCAAGATCCTCCAAAATACGGAGCTGCTAATGGTATAAAAGATCCATCTTTTGGTTGGATTTTTTCCGCTTGAGTATATTGATATTCTTGTATGATTCTTTTGCGTCCTGAATGCGTTACATATTTATGTAAAACTCTATGATTAGCGGTAACAAGTTGATCAACTCTTTCCGTTTTTAAATGGTACATTGTTTCATTAACAACTGGATACTTAACTATGTTTGAAATATCGCAATATTCCAGTTGCCATTTATCTAAATTTAATGAACAAACAGTATCTTTATTTTGGTTTATTGTATTTATATTTTTCCATCCGTTGTTTGTTAATACTTCTGAATCATCACTTATGCAATACAAGTCCCATGATCGATAAATGATACCAAGACAAACTTTATTCTCTTTCACTTTGATATCTATACCCCTAAGGCACGGAGAAGTCCTACGTTCCGTTTCATTTTTATATGGCTTGTCATATCCAAAGTTAGTATCTGGATCGCCTACAGTAATAAAAGGATGGTTATTACCGTATCCTTTTTCTTTTAAATGCCGAATGCTCCATTCAAGTTGAGACTCGTATTTATTAGAATAAACATTTCGCACCTTGCCATTGATCCAAGTAGCGTATCTATACTCTTCATTAGTAGATAGATTAGGGTCCATAAGATAGTTGGCAAAGTATTGCTCTATCTTTTCATCTGTAGTTGTTGGTGATACTCCTTGAGGCATAATCGGCGCAAGCGGTCTTGTATGTGGAAATTGAATAATACCAGCAGCAACAGGAAGTTCAAGTCTGTAATCTCCTTTCATACTGCCTTCTGTAATTTCATATTTAATTCCGTATTTCCAACAACAAGAAAGAAGCATGAAATATGCTTCGTCTAAAGTATTTGCATTGACAAATCCTGGCATAAATTTATCCATTAACTATTCCTCTTCTTTTTCATTTCTTCATATCCTTCTTTGAAAAACCATCCTATGATAAGTCCGCAAATAAACATTATCAAAAGTTCTTCTGTCATTTTTGTTTATCCTTTTTCTGTGAAGGAGTTTACCATTGCTTTGTCTAATTGGTTGCAAAGTCTATCAAGACATAAACGGCAAATAAAAACACGACTTTTGAATATATCAAACTCTCTAACATTTGGAATTTCTACAACTTGCGGAACATAACTACTACAGAAAGAACACGAAGCATTTACATTTTCAAATACGTTTGGCTCTGGTCTTGGATTTGAAATTACTTTTGCTTTACTTAGATCAATTTTATTCAAGTTATATTCTCCTTTTAGTTTTGCTTTTCTGGTCGTTACGCGGCCTGCCGCGAATGTTCAGCGAGCCTCAAAAGTTCGTCCCTGAAAGCGATGGGTGTTGCGTTCGCTTCCTTCTTGCCTAAGGTCGGCTTGTTGCGATCTTTTCCACGCTGATCGTGGAAACCAATCTGATATGCGCCCATAGGGCGCGCCCATCTGAGTTCAAACGGCGCTACCTTGCCGACGTAATAAAGCCATGTTGCCTTGTTCGCTTTGTGACCATAAGCCGACTGCCAGACCTCGCAAGTCCAACCGATACCATCAACAGACTTCACCCACGCGCCTTTTTTTGGCTTCGTTAAACCGAAGAAATTCCAAGCATATGTTTGTGCAGGGTGCTCCAATACACCGCCGTTGATTCTTACGGCGGCAAGCGCTGCATAAAAACAGCCACCATCTAACCACGGCACGTTGTGCTTGCCTCCCCATCGAGTGAAATTCACCTTAGCCATCTTCCCCCACTTCTGGCATGGTGGATGCGCAACAACAGGATTGAATCCTACATATTTTCTTGCGTCTCTGCCCACGTCCCAAGGATCGACAAAATTGAGTCCGAAATAGACGCCATTTTTCTCCACAAACAAAGCTGAAATCATAGGCCAGTCCTCCATATCATTACTATACCTTTAATTTCTCCTTCTACCTACGAAGCAAAGTTCGCAGGTAGGTAGAGCATTATAGGCACATCAGCCGGTCGCTCTGAATCTTCATATATGAAGATTATAGTTTGCGAAGAAGAGCGGAGCCCGATCAAGGGCCAGTGTCACCTTGCGGCTCCATATGTATTCTATACTATTAATCTTACCCCTCCTATTTAATGGATTTTGAAATCGTTTGGTTGGCTTTTACCAACCGCGTTTCATAAAGCACCTCCATCGTTTGTCAATGAGCGATTAATCATATGGTATACAGCTTATTATAATAAGATTTTTTGAAAAAATAAAAGACGATTGGCTATTTTTTGACGTAGCTTTTATCAAGCTTTTTATCTATATGGAAAACTTTATCTCCTGCCTCACACAATATATCATTTTGTGTAACGATAATAATTTGCAAGCTAAGTTTTTCGCTTATCTCTTTTACCATTTTAGCCGCTCGTTTATGCAGATTGCCAGCAGCAGAATTAAGATGGCGAAATGGTTCATCGAATAAAAAGCAATTCATTTTCTTTGGTTCTTCTAAAGACCATAGGGTTGGCCGAAGCGCAAAAGATGCCACATCTACAATACCAAAACCAGTCCCATACATCGGTCTTCTTTCTTTGCCATCTTTAACAAACAAAGGAGATGCTTCTGTTCTGCCTCTTTTAATATCGAATCTGAGTTTTAATTCATATGCATCTTCTCGAAAGATGGCTGTCATAGCAAGAGAAGCTAATTCGTTCAATCTAAATTCTAACAAAGATTGAGTTTGAAGTGCTATCAACTGGATTATAGTTTGTGCTTTTTGACAGTTTATCAAATGCTCTTTGTTTTTCTCTATTGATATCTTATAACTTTTTACTTGCTCTAATATAGCATCTCTTTTTCCTTTTGCTCTATCTAATTTAGACCTTAGCCTTGAAGTTGAATCGTATCCCATGAATACTTCCTCTCAAGAGATTGAACACCATTTTCAAATTTGACTTCAAGTTTTTTTAACGATGCTTCTTTTTCGTCTATTAGTTTAGATAATTGTTCTACTGTTTTTATCTTATCTCTTTTTTCAAGGTCTTGCATAATAGCAGATAAAGCACCTTCTGCTCTGGACTTTGCAGTATCGGCTTTATCAACTACAGATTTCATCTTAAGAAGTTTTTCTGCTAATTTGTTATCCATTATTATTTCCTTTATTTAAAAACAATATCTACAATCTTCTGTTGTATTTCATGTCTTGCTCTGGATTCTGCAATATACAAAGTAGCATCTGCTATATTTCCTTCTGCCGAGATAACTCCTTTAATCATTTTAATGGCATCGACAATAGGTTTTATATCTTCTTCTTTTAATCCCTTTTCAATTGCTACTGTTACAGAATGATATTTATTACTCATTGTTGCATCCACCTCCATATAATATTTTTTACATTATCTTCTGTCTTATTCGCATTTGTATGCTCTTGCATATTCTTTCTAAAATTTAATTTAATGGAGTAATCCATTTTCATCGAATCGATATAAGTATCTATTCTTTCGTCCATCTCTTTTTGTACATTGATATGAGTCCTAACAACAACCGATTTGTCTATTGGTATTTTTATCTCTTCAATGGAATTATCTTCTGCATACCAAAGATAAAAGCATGGCTGATGGTCGATCTGATCTGCATCCATTCTCATTACAGAACCAGCATTGACAATCCTTCTGTTATTAACTTCTATATCGAATCTTGTATGATTGTCTCCGCTTAGAATTAAGTCGTATCCTTTTAACTCTTCCAAAATGTCATACGCATTTCTGGTTTCAAACATTGCTTTTTCTAAACTGATTTGCATATGAACGAGACAAATATATGGCTCTTCGTCTCTTCTCTTTCTTCTTGGTTTTGGCTCTATTCCATAAGGAAAACCTACTACTTTAAAACCATCGCAATCTATTGTTGTTTCATGATTTAAAATAACTTCTGCTTTGTTTGCTTCTTGTAATACTGCAAGGCCGGACTTATTAAATAGCTCCAAGTTATGGTTTTGGTTGTCATGTTGACCTGGAATACAAATAAATTCCGGCATATATTCAAGAGCAATGCGAAGTAGCTCGGGAGAAGGCTTCCAATAATTAAAGACATCCCCAGCGATTAATAAGGGAATATTATATTTGTCGCATATCTGATTAGCGTACTTTGCTTTATTTATTTGCGCTTGCATGAAATCATCTACACGACAAGTAGGGGTATCTTCTCTCCAGTGCCAATCAGAAGCAAGTAGTGCGGAAGGTTTTTTCATTTCCAGTCTCCTCCGCACAAAGGGCATTCCTTCGGTGCCATCAGTTTATATTCTGTAGCCACTTTCTTATATTCTTTTTCTGCTTTCTCTAACTCTTCTTTGGCATCAATTATTTTATTCTCTATTTCTATAAATTGGTCTATCTCTTTTCTAAGAGAATCAATTTCATTTCTTTGCTTTAGCAATAAAGATATATCTTCTTTTGCTTTAACAATAGAATTTGCTCTTTCTATTTCATCTTCTAAATCAGCTATCTTATTTTCTATTGATTCTAATTCTGCTATCTTGTTTTCTATAGTAGATATTTCTTGCTTCAAAGATATAAGTTGTTCGATTTCTTTCTTGGCATTTACTGTAAGTGGTTTATATCTGTCTATCTCTTTTTGAAGTTCTATTATTTTGCTTTTACCATTTCTTAATCTCTGCTCATCATTTCTAATAATAGATAAACTGGATTCTATTTGCTCAAGTTCCGTTAATTCTTTTTCAGCAGAATCAACCCAATTAAAATCTTCTACTTGTAGTTCTGCTCTTATTAGTTCTGCTTCTTCTCTTTTTATTGTTGCTCTTGTATCCCTTATTTCACTATCAGCATTTCTAAATGATGTATCTATATCTGAAAGCGAAGCAATTTGATTTAGCTTCCTGCCTATTTCTCCTGGCTTATCTCCTACAAGAAAATGTGGATTGTCTTGCTCTTGAAAATTAATCTCGCTCATATTCAAGGGATTAGATACTTCATCTGGTACTCTTGTTCCTACTGCTTCAAGTGGTTTTGTTAATGTAGATATTCTATATTCATTTGACTTTGGTCCTTTGACTCTTGATATCTCTGTTCCGTCTTCAAATACAACAGTAAATATACACTCGCCGGTTAATTCAAAATCGCCATTTTTCTTTTTCTTCTTTATCCAATCAGAAGCAAATTCGTTTCCGCTTGGATCATTATCTTTAAGCCATTTAAGTCCTTTAAGTATTGCCGATTTGCCTTTATCAGAAACACCGCAAATTATATTGACATTGGGAGAAAGATCGAAAGTCTCTTTCTCCCATGACATAAAGTTTTGGATTTTGAATTGCTTAAATTTCATTTTATTAAGTCTTTTAAATCTAAAATTCCTTTTGGTTTTTCTATAGTTGGATCTCCTGCAACAATCCAATACGCATATGTTACTGCTTGAAAAATATTTGCTGCTTTTAATTCCCCAATATCAACAAAGTATTTATAAACAATAGAATCAATTTGCTGTTTTTCTTTTGCTGCTTGTTTTAAAGCATCTTATTGGCTCATTTCTTCATTGCCTCTTTCGCTTTTTTAATCAGTTCTTTTTCTTCTTTAGAAAACTTATTCCTACAAATAAACGGATATACTTTCTGATAAATCTTTTTCCATGTTTCATTCCAACCAAATCTTGGATACTTAGGCAAAGCTTTTCTTTTAGGAAACGCCAAAAAATAATACTTACAAATTCTTTTGTATTCAGGAATTGTTATTCTCTTGCGCTCTATCTTTCTTTCATTAGGATGGATTATCAACTCCTTAATTGGTGGTTGTTCTATATAATCAGCACATCTTCTTAATAGTTCTGGAAGAGATATTACTTTATGTAATCCATATCTGCGCCAACTTCTTTCTAATTTACCTTCAAATGAATTTGCGTTTCTATGAATGACGCCTCTTAAACAACCAAGTCTATCTTTACCGCCACACTCTTCTGATTTAAGTTTATGTTTATGATCCAGTACACACTCGGCTTTATCAATACAAACTCCAAGAATAGCACACTTGCCATCTTGCTTTTTAAATTGCTTCTCTCTTAACTCTGCAAGTTCTTTTGAAGTAATAGATATAAGTTTAGACATTTACTTTTTTACTTTCTATTATAATATACATCATAAAGTTTCTCTGCATATCCATTCTTTTTATACTCTGGCCCATTATACTTATAAGCAAAGTCATTCCAATTTCTGTCTTGTAGCTCATAGGCAAGACCTACATTCTTAATGTAGTTACAGAAAGAAATTAGATGTTCTCTTTCAGAATCTTCCATTGCATTTACAAAATCGTAAACATCTGCAAAGCCACAATAAGCATGATTAACTCCGAGAATTTGAAACTTGCCCCACGAAGCAGACATATAAGCACAAGCTGGATTGCATAATTTTGCTGCGTTTAATCTCTTCCATTCTTCTTTTTGATTCTTACCATAGAATTTCTTTGTCCATTTAGGATAAGAAATAGTCGGATACTCTCTATCATATTTATGTTGTGTTAAACGAGAAAACCAATGGCCTTCAAATAGAATAACAGGAAGGCCATCTTCAGAGAATCCTCCATTCGGCGCTTCTACTTTTGCTACCGCTTGAATAGCGGCAACTTCACACTTCAAAATTTTAGCAGCTTGTTTATAGTCTGCTAATGTCAGAGTATTATTTTTACTGCTCATTTAAAATCTCCTTGGAGTTTTAAACATAAGCATTTTTTCTACTTCTTTCCAAACAGAGCCAACAATATCTTGCAACTTATCTTGTAGATTATTATCTTCGATATACTCTATCAAATTATCTTTACTCTTTTTTATATCAAATTCTTTTGCTACAATTCCTTTTGTATCGCTTGCCCAATGCTCTGTTAATTTTAAGAAGTCAATGCAAGATTCAACATCATGCAGACCATAAGATTCATAGATAGGAATTACAACTCCGCTCTTTCTTTTCTTTCCTGTAAGCTTATTTTTAATAACTTCAATTTGCGCCATACTCCCTATCTTATGTTTTAAATTCATTGCTTCTTCTGTAATACTTTTAATTGAATTAAGATACAGTTGATGAAATGAATAGAAGAACGGAGCATCCCCGCCAGAAGTTACCCAATCAGTCTGGCCAAAACCACTTTTAAATCTTTGTCTTGTTTGCTGAATAATAAATAGAGCACTATCTGTGCGCTTTATATTGCCATTAATCATTCGCAAAGCTTCTCCTATATGCTTTGCTTTCTCTGCTTTATATGATCCTTTAAGTTCTGTTACCGCTTCTGCACTCTTAGCGTTTTTGATAGCGTTCTTATATTCTCTTTCCATTTCTTCATCGGAAGTTAGAGAATCAAGACTATCCAAAACCCAAATAAAAGGTCTTCTCTGTTTACATTTAATTAAGATATTGCCTTTAAAATCTTGGATAGTCTCAGAAGGAACTGGTTCTCCATCGTCATAGTTCGGTGCTTTCAATCTACCTGAAGTAAGGTCTTCTGGGTCTTTTGGTGCTAACGGAGGGAATAAATAATCAAGATCAAAAGAAAGAGATTGCTCCCCATCATCATAAATAAATTCATATTCTTTAAACTTAGGATCGACAGCGCAACACGCAAGCATAGTTAGCATCAATACAGTTTTTCCAGAAGCAGATTTGCCTGGAATAGTATTGATAGAGCCTAAAGCAAAGGCTCCCTTTGGGTTGTCGCTACAAGCACAGTTGACCAAAGTAGAGCCAGAAGGAATCAATCTATCTTCTGTTATCTTTTTAGGGTCTGGACCTACATACTCTTCTGGCTCATTCTCTTTTGTTCTGTCTCTATTCTCTATCTGCTCTGCCGCCGCACTTCGTCTTCGTCTTTTTTGAATAAGTTCTGCCATCTAATTTTATTCTCCATGATTGCCATATCTCAAAAAATATAAAAACTTATCCTTGTCCACATACCATCGGCCAAATACTTTCTTGCCGATGCCATATTTGGCAAGCCATTTTATTAGTGTTGGTAGGGTAATTTTATAGCCTCTGGCCCTGGCAATTTCTAATGCTTCTGTAGTAGAAATTCCAGGGCCTTTAACTATTACCCCTATTTTATTTGGGGGGTCTGTCATAAGTTATCGCCGTCGTCTACGAGTTGTAGTTTCTGGTTCTGGTTTACTTTCTTCTTTTGTGACAGGCTTTCTCTGTCTGCGCTGTACTTGCGGTTCTGGTTCTGGCTCCGGTTCTGGCTCCGGCTCATCTTGCGGATTATTAAATGCTTCTTCGCAAGCATTGTAATCTTCATCCGCACACTCATTACATTCAGGATGCTGATTGAAGTCTACGCCAAATTCTCTTTTCTTAGGGCATTTGCATTCATTATCATCAGGCGGGAAAGAGCCTTCATCTTCTGTCTCTTGCTTCTCTTCTTTCTTGAATCGACTGCTCCGATTAGGCTTTTTCTCTTCCTTGCTTTCTTTGCTTTCCTTATCGTCTTTCTTTTGGTTCTTCTCTTTGTTCTTTGTATGGGCTTTGGTTATATCTCCAGTGCCACCAGTAAGAACAGAAGTCAATTGATCGTAAGTAGGAATTACAAGTAATTGATCCAATGGATAGACTTCATCAAGAATAGAGTCCTCATAAGAACTTCGCTTTGCAAAATCAACACGATCCGCTTTAACAAAAGGAAATTTACCGAGCTTCTCTTCTTTGCCGCGCCACTCTACTGTTTTACCATCTTCCAAATCCCAAAATAACTCCAATCCTTTTTCACCCATGTAGACTTCACCCATGAGGATTTTTTCAAATAGATGATAGGAGTGCTCCCACAATCTAATTTCATCATCAGCATTAAGATCAATGATGTTATACAAGCAACGCCATTTTGGCTTCAAGCCTTCAGCAAGTTTTCCATCCGGGTCTTCTTCTGGGTTGTCAAGCAGTCTTGCTCTCTCTTCACATACAGGGCAAGGCAAGCCAAATGTCTCAAGAAGACAAAGTGTCTTCTGTTGCTCTGGTCCTACTCCGTTGTGAATAGCAAATTCAAGTTTATAATCTACATCACCAGGAACAAGACCGGTCGGCTTGCCTGAGAACTTCCGCATTGTTTCATACCAATCCATCGAAACTTCAAACGGTAGAATATCAAACTTATTTGGTTCCCTGCCATGCTTTACTTTATCTACCCACTTAACTTCACGATCTCCTAATGCTTTGAAGGAAAGAATAGTGGATGCTTTTCCTTCTCTGTTCTCAGCGCTGTCTTTGGTTTTGTTTTTTAGCTTCTCTCTTCGCTCTTTCCAACTTGGCTTTGCCATAATAATTCTTGCTCCTTTTATTTAATCATTTACATGCATGTTTGTGTGGCCGATGTCCTATGTGTATTCCTTTGCAATACTCACAATAATAAGGGCTTAACTTCCACACTAAAACAGATTCTTTCTTTTTATAAATCTCTTTGATTGCTACTTTTGCTTCTTCTATTGAAGCATATTTTTTCTTTCCCTTGCAAGCATTTCTTTTCTTTCTGGCATTTTTAGAGGCCATTAAATTACCTCATAGTTATTTTCTCCTTCTTTGATTAACTGCATTCCTCGTTTCTTCATCTGCTTTTTCAAGCTGAACTTTCCTTACGCCTTGTGTTTTAGAAGTAGTTGCCCAATAGCCAAGAGCAAGAAGTTCTCTCTCTTCCCGAAGAGAATCGCTTCTTGCTCTGAAAACATTTATGCATTCTTTCAACAATTCCAAATCGTATTCAAGAACATTGATTTCAGCTACCAGCTTTTGATACTTATCATCAATTTTAATTTCTGCATCTACTTCCGATACTGTCATTTTTTTATTAGCCAAATTAATAGTAGTTATCCTTAGTTTGGCTTCATATACTGCCATCTCCTCTTTCTTGTCTCTTAAATCTTTAGAGACTTTTGTTTTCTCTTTTGCATACTTCATAATCAATTCTGGATTATCTTGATTGTTTAGTTCAAGACTATCTAAATTGATTTTAATTTCGTTTTCATAATCAAAATTAGTCCAGTCAACAGACATTACTTCTCCTTTTCTTTTGGTGCCGCTGCCTGGACTCGAACCAGGAACCAAAGCCTTATAAAGACTACGCTCTAACCTATTGAGCTACAGCGGCATAGTTTGCTTATGCCAAGAATTAGACTTGGCATAAGCAAATAGTTGAACTTAATTACTCCTTACTTTACAGGATCAAGTTCTTTGGTGCGCTTAACAACTACCTTGACGTCCCCGCCAACAGCTTTAGTAACAGCATCCTTGATAGACGCCACCAACTTGCCATCAGCCATTTCAGTCTCTTTACTTCTAATAACGATAGAAAAAGCTTTCTTCATTTAATCACCTCCCTTCTATATTAATTATCCTGCACTCAATTGATACAATGGAAACACAATATCTCCCCATCCGTTAGCATAAGTAACAGTTTTCAAGGCTTCATAAACATCTGTCAATCTTATCATCGGGTCTTCATCCCCTCTTTTCTTTTTCTTTTGATCCGATGAAAGAGCTATCTTTGTAATGTATCCTATGACTGCTCGGCGAACGTTCTCTGCATCTTCTCCCTTTTGTTTTATCTTGTATATAATATCTTTGATTCGCGCCCAGGATTCGCCGTTCGCTAATGACTGGCATAAATCCTTTATCTCTGCTTCAAGCGGCGTAAAACTGTTAATAGCTGTTATGATCGCTTCATCTTCAAGATCGATTACTTGGTCCAGTATTTTCAAAGCATCTCTCGGACAGCCATCGGCAGTATCTATAATTGCTTGAATAGCTTTATCTGGAAATGAGCCAACATCTTCTTTCTTTAGAGTTCTGAGAAGAAGGGTTTTCATTTCTGTATCATTCAAAGGGTTGACTTTAAATGTATGGCATCGGCTATGAATGGTTCCGATAAGTCTTTGCGGGTCTGTAGTACAAAGAATAAAATAAACCCAAGGCGGTGGCTCTTCCAAAGTTGTCAAGAAATTATTCTGTGGAATGTTCTTCTCGGACGCACCGCCAGAGCCTATCATATGGCAATTATGAACAGGTAAACCGTTAGCGAAATAAGACGGATGATTTTTAACTTGCAAATCATAACAAATTACATATCCTTGATCTTTTTCTTTATCTCCGATAATACTTTGGAAACATTCGTCATTATTTCCTCGTTTGTAAATCTCAGAATTTGCCAGCCTAATTCCTTTAGTTTTGCTGTTTTCTTTATATCTCTCAATATAATTTTTTTCGCACCGTGACTCTTTCCATCTACTTCTATTGCAAGCTTCAGTTTCTTGTTGCCAATATCTACTTTGTAGCAAGTTGGATAGCCAGGAAATCTTCCACCAAGCGGAATAGCAACTTCCATAGGCCAATTCAATGCTTTTGACAATAAGACTTGTGGCTTTGTGAACTCCCCATTCCCTCCACGAGGAACAGGGCACAGGTGCAATGTTCCATTTGTCTCTTTTGTAGATTTCATTTTTTCTACATACTCTAAATTGAACATGGGATTTTTCTTTTTCATTCGCTTGGAATGTTTCTCTCCTATATAATCTCTCATTTCTTGAGACATATTTTTCCAAGCTTTTGCTACGCTCTTGCTGCGTTTTTTTCTGGCTTGTTCTGTATTGCATGTCGCTCTGTATTCTGGATGCTGCCGCAAATTCTCGTTGGCACATTTCCTCCCACAAAATCGATTCCCCAATTTTTTGACAGGCTTGCCGCATATCAAACATAAAGACCGAGATTTTGTCATTGATAAATTGTGACATTCTTTGGAGCAATATTTCTGCCATTTCCGAATTACTTTGTTGCACGTCGCGCAATATTTGATTTCTCTCATTTGTTATTCCTATAAATTCAGAATCAAGCGGATAAATTATATCATCAGAAGTAAGGTTTTGCGCTTCTACCCATCCCTTTGAAGTAAAAAATAAATGATCTTTAGTTGTATAAATATTTCTATCTTCTGAAAAAGTTAATTTAATAAGTCTATCAAAAGATATTTTATTTTGCGATACAGCGACAACTTTATCTTTGCCATATAAAGAAACAATATCTTGATCAACTTTAATTTGTTCAATTGGGATATTGCCGCTTGGCGTTTCGATCATAGTTCCAGCAGGAAAACATTCTTCGATAAGCCAAACCCTACACTTTGCAACAGATGGTTTATAAGAGATACTTCTTTTCAATTCCTTAATGGTATCTGCTTTAACATCTCCACCATCAATCTGATAGAAGTCTGGACATTCATCGATAGGCATACCAAGAAGCTTCTCTGCAACGATTCTTCCTGTTGTGCTCTTGCCGCTTCCTTTTGGACCCATAAACAACCAAGCGTGTGGCAAGTCTTTTTCTCTGGAAAAGATTGTCTTAATACTATTGACCATATCTACATTACCAACAATTTCATCTAATGTCTTTGGTCTGTATGTAGTTTGAAGCGGCATAATTTAAACTTTCCTCTTATTACTTATTATAATAAAGAAATTTAGAAAAATAAAGATTGCTTATATTCACGTAACAGTTTGGAGTTTATCCTCTGAAAAAGTTTGCCATTCTATAATTACTATTTCTTTGTTTTCTAATTTTATGAATAGTAGTTTTTTGTTCTTCTGGTAGTGTCTTTTTAACTTCTTTCATTTGCATTCTTCTTGTTCTAACAATCTCTTTATACTTTTGATAAGCATCGCTTTTTGGCTGTGCCTGTCCAAGACCTTTACACCAATAATCATTTCTTAATAATACTTTACACATTCTACGCCATGATGGAGCCCAGCATTTACTTTCAAGTTCTGGCGGTGCTTCTTCTGGAATAATCGGATAACCCCTTCTGTGCCACCCGTGAATAAACTTTTTAAATCTAAGCGTGTAATGACTTCTCGTTTTCTTCGGCATTGTTTGCAGAAGCAAATTACAAAAGCTTTTCCATGTATGGTTATCAGGTTTTGTTATTTTATTATAACCACTAATGTTGCCATTTTCTTGAACATAAAGCGCTCCAGAATTTGCTCCATTTACTCTTGCAACTAATTTAAACCATGTATTCGGTTCTAAAATATGATAAAGCCACAATCCTCTTCTCTGATCGTCTCCAAATGGTTGACACAATCTTTGATGCGATAAAGGGACACCCGCCATTTGCATCTTATCATATATTTTATTGTGAGGTTTTTCTGGATATTTAGCGTGATACTTCCAAATGTCTTGAGTAAGCCAATCGTAAATAGGATATACGTTATAAACATTATCTGCTATTTTTGTTGTCCATCTATAGTTGTTGAACATTAAATCTCTTTTTTCCCAAGTAGCAATAGCACAATATCTATGGAGACTTTCTTGTGCTCTGATTCCAATAAAAGCAGCAGTAGGTTTGTCTTGGCTATACCACTCTCCAACCCAAACAATAAACTCTTCAAACTCCATCTTAGCAACGCCAAACGGATAGTCTTTTTCTGTTTTTATATATGGATAATTTGGCTTTTCTCTTATCCAAATATCTTTCTTTTCTTCATCCCAACAAACCCATCTCGGCTCATAATTTGTAACAGCATTTCTTAAAAGCATTGGAATACAAATCCAATGCGGATCAATATACTCTTTGTAAATCTTGAACATTTCTTTTGCGTGTTTTATAGTCTCTGCATATTGTGCTTCAAAGTCTATATACATGACTCCAACTTTTCGCTTCCTACGCATTGCTTCTTCCATAACAAGATGAAACATAACACTACTGTCTTTACCGCCAGAAAAAGCAACATAGATTCTCTCAAAATTATCAAATACTATTTTAACTCTTTCTCTTGAAGCCGTTAATACATTGTAGTTTTTATATCTTTTTACACCCATAATAAACCGCCATTAATAAATGTCAGATTGTCTATTTGCATAAGCTTCGTCCATGGTAACTTCTTCACGGTCATTAGCTTTAAGCCATTTATTCAAATATTTTAGAGCAACTTCGTTTGCTTCGTTCTGTTGTTTCTCAGACATTAGAGAAAATCCACCTCTAAATGTAGACGGAATACCTGTAGCATAACACATGGCAGCTTGTCCAAGCCATGCTATTCTGTTCATGGCGCTATTTGTTAGGTAGTGTTCGCAAGAATGTTTCCACTCCTTTATAACATGTTCAAGTGTAGCAGCAAATTTCTTTGGGTTAGATAAAAACTTTTTATACTCTTCTTCGCACTCGCTTTTAGTTTTTCCATGCATTGTAGTATTATAAAAACCAGCCTTATAACATTCCCATTTTTCATATGTGTGGAAAATCCTATTTTCATCACTCGTGTTTACTGTTCTAAATTCTTTATCTTCTTCTTTAAAATCGTCTACATCATCGCTCAACTCTTCAAAATCAGATTCGGTTACTTCTCCTTCAACATCCCATGCTTTTGAAAATTCTTGATCTGAAAATAATTCGATAAGCCCTGTTATTTGACACAAGCGCAAAATTTCATCTTCATCCATTCCAAGTTCTCTTGAAATTTTTTCATTGTCCCAATTTCTTCTTTTTAATTCTAAGACAATATCAGACATCTTTTCTATCTGATGTTTGCCCCTTGCGCGATTATGTCTAATAGTTGCCGCTATTCTATCTGATTTTGATTCTCTTTCATGATTTATAATAGCAAGAGGAAGATAACCTAAAATTCTTTTCTTCGCTTCTTTTGATTCTTTGCCGACTCTATTTCTATGAAAGCCGTCTACTACTTCGAATATATCTTGTTCATTTCTCCATGCGACAATTGGTTGCGTATAGCCGTCTTCACATATTGATCTTTCAAGCAGTTTCATTTCTGGAGGAGCTACAGAATTTGGATTATAATCATTTGCATGAACCATGTCTGATTTAATCCACTGCACACAATCAACAGGCTCATTTTTAAATGGACTATACTTGTGAAGTTCTTTTCTTATTTCATTAATTGCTTCGATTAAATCTCTTTGGTTTAAAATATCAAGAGATTTAAATAAGTCTTTCGATTTCTTAATAACTTCTTTTTTCATTTTGTCGCTTCCTTAAATGCTTTGCTGAACTCTTCGATTCCTTTTTCAAACAGTTCTCTATTTCTTGGATTTCTCAATACCGCAGATGGATGAAGGCTCCAAACTACATATGCTTCTAAAGATTTAATCCATTGTCTTTGCCCTGCTAATGTAGTAATGCCTCCATCCTTTCCTGTAAATGCTTTCAAGCAAATGTTACCACAAGCAAGAACGAGTTTGCATTTAGTCTTCTTTAATTCATCCATTAACCAAGGAAGACATGCTTGTATATGATCTTCTTTCGGCGTCTTTGTTTTTGAAGGATAGCATCTACAGGCGTTTGAAACATATACATCCGATCTATTGATATTATACTTTGCTAAAGTACTCCAAAGCAAATCGCCAGCGGGACCAATAAATCCCATTCTTTTAATTGAACCATCTCTCATTTGTACTCCAATGTCTTCTCGTCTTCCTGGCGCTTCGCCGATTACAAATATATTATACTTTCCAATGCTCGTTAATATTGGCTCTTGCGCTTCTTCTGCTAAACTGCATCGCTTGCACTTTGATATTCTTTCGCTTCTATACTTTATCTTTTCAGCTTTCAAAATTCTATCTTGCTTCTGTATTAGTTTATTTGATCCTCGCCCACATTCAAAAGGCAAGTACTCACTTAGGTTACTTGGAATTGATTCTGGATCATAGGCATCTATCTTTTCTAATGTCTCTTCTATTTTTGTTTTCTTCTTGGCAACAGGATTAATATTAAAAAAGCCTTTGTTCTTTGGTTTTGCTACTATCTTATTTTCTACACACTTTAAAGCATTACTTTCTCCAAAAGATTTAATTTCTGCAAACGGAGTATAAAGACAATTATCTTTTATTGTCCACCTTAATGCATCTGATATTCCTATCTTCGGCGGCATTATAGATAAGCCAATTTCTTTTGCTTCATCTATGATATGTTGTTTATGCTTTTGAACATCTTTCTTCTTTTCATCATATTCACCATAAGATAGAGTAGCACAAAAAAACTCTACTGGATAATGCGCTTTTAAATATGCAGTACGATAAGCAATCAAAGCATATGCAGTACTATGCCCTCTTCCGAATCCATAACGTGCCCAATGAAGAAGACCGTCCCAAAATTCTCCAGCTTCTTTAGGGCTAAATGTTTTTTGTTTAGCACAACCATCAACAAATTGCTTTTTATATGGCTCGAATTCTTTAGGGTCTCTTTTCTTTCCTATAACTCTTCTAATACTATCTGCATCTGATTCTGACATTCCAGCCATTCTGGAAATTACTTTCATCACTTGTTCTTGATACACGAGCTGGCCGTATGTATCTTTTGTAATATCTTCATATATAGGATGATCTTTATCCCAATGCTTTCCTTTCTTTCTTTCAACATATTCTTCCGTCATGCCGGATTCCGATGGTCCTGGTCGTATAAGAGCAAGTGCAGCGTTAAGATGTTCAAAGCAAGAGATACCCATTTGAGTACATAATTCTGTCAACGGCCTTGCAGATACTTGAAACAAGCCAGCAGTTTTTCCAGAATCAATAAACTCAAATGCTTCAGGGTCTTCTTCTGGTATTGTTTCTATTTCAAAGCTTGAGTTGGATTGTTTTATTAAAGTTCGGCACTCTTCTAATACAGATATTGTAGCAAGACCGAGCACATCAAGTTTCATAAGTCCTTGATGCTCGCAGTTTTTCATATTCCAATTTACTACTTGATAATCTCCACGCTTTACAAGAACGCATCTTGTTCCTTGTGTTAAATCTTCTCCACTTATAATTACTCCAGCGGCATGTCTTCCAGCATTTCTAAACTGTCCTTCAAGTTTTAAAGCGAGTTTAATTTGCTTTGGATGTTTCTCTGCAAATTGTTTTGCTTCTGAATTTCTTTCAACAGCATATTCTATTGCACTTCCTTCGTGATCTGGATTGTCCCATATAGAGTTTGCCATATCCGATACTTCATCATTAGGCAAATCAAATACTCTTCCTATATCACGAATAACCGCTTTACTTTTCATCTGCATTTCAGTAGAGATATAAGCAACATTATTCTTACCGTAGATTTCAAATAAAGCATCTACTGCTTGCTGTCTATATCTCTTTTCAATATCTAAATCAATATCTGGTAGATCATTGCGGTCCTCAGAAAGAAATCTTGAAAAAGGAAGATCATATTTAATTGGATCAAGTCCTTCTGTAATATGAAGTAAATGAGCTATCAATGCTCCAGCTACACTTCCACGACCAGGGCCAACTCCCCATCCTTTACTCTTACAATATAAAACAAAATCTTGAACGATTAGAAAGTATCTTGAGAAGTCTTTCTTGCCAATCAAAGCAAGTTCTGTTTCTAATCGTTCTTTGTATTCTGTTTTTCTATCAAGGCCAAATTCTCTCAATCCAATTAAGCATCTACTTTTTAATTCTTGAAATTCACTTTGCTCTGATATTTTATAAGGAAGATTGGGAAGAGATATATTTTGTTTCTTTATTTCAAAGTTAGAACATCTTTCAGCTATTTGAACGGTTCTTTCAATTGCTTTATATACTTCTCTCTTTGTAAAGTCTCCTTGCTTTTCAAAGGCTTGAAGCATTTCATCTGCTGTTCTCAAATGAAGACCCTTAAATCCAAACCTCCATCTATTAGGATCATTCCACTTAGCATTACTTTGAATAGCTAAAAGAACTTCTTGCGCTTCCCAATCTTCCTCAAGGATATAGTGATTGTCATTGGTTGCAACTAATGGCCATTCACTATAATCTTTTTTTATCTTTGCATGAAGTTGTTTCTGGCTCTTGATATTGTGCGGCATAACTTCAATAAATACAGAATCTTTATTTGCTTTCTCATCTAAGTCTCTAACAAATCTATCAGAAGCATTTATAACAGAAGCAGCGCAACCAGTAAGAAAGATCAAACCATCAAGATTAGAATTTAGAATTTGTTCATAATCGCATCTTGGCCGATGATAGAATCCTTCGAGGCTTGCTTTTGTTAACCACTTGCAGAGAGTTCTCCACCCATTTATATTTTCTACAAGCACTGTTAGATGGCTTCGCTTTTCTCCTTTGTCTTTCTTATTCATATCCGAAACTACATAGAGTTCGCAGCCGACAACAGGAAGTATATTGGCTTTCTTACATTCCTGCTGCCACTCAATTGCGCCGTCTACATTTCCGTGATCTGTTAAAGCAATAGATTTAAAGCCAAGCTCTGCTGCTCTTTTAATGTAGTTAGCAGAAGTACCAAAGCCATCAAGCCAGCTCCGGGTGGAGTGCAAATGCAGATGAACAAAAGAACTGTTATCCATTATTACTTTTCTTTCCTAACTCTTTTCACTTTCTCAACTGGCTTTTTCTTATCTGCCCACATCTTTTTAAATCGTTCTGATGCTGTTGCCTTTTGTTCTTCTGTTCGCTTTCTCATACTGAAAGGATTCTTGCCTGTACGATAAGCAAACAAAGCGCAATCTTTACTTTCGCATTTAACTATCATTCTTTGTCCACCAATACAAGAACTACAAAACTCTTTGATAGCTTTCATCGGCGACCCAAACTTCTTACCGTGTTCTGTTTCTGTGAACTTATTCATTTAATTTTTTTCTCCTGTTGAAATAATTTTTATTCTTCGGCATCTTGATAGGTCTTATTGCGTACTTGCTCGTTAGTACTTTCTTATTGTCTTCAAATTGAATTAGTATAGAGTTCATATAGCCTTTAGCCAATACTCTACATTTGTTCCCCTTCCTTTCCGGCAAATGAGAAGTCCAATGCCATACATAATCGAAGTTATTACTGACAAGATTCATAGTGGATTCTCTACTGTGACAGATAGCGGTTGTAATGGTAAATTGAAAGTCAGCAAACTGATATAGATAATTCCTGTTTCTGCAATTACTTTCTTTTCCTCTGTTGTAAGTTGCCAACAAGTAACGACTATGCCGGTTTCATCTTTATGCGCTGGCAACGGTTGATATTCTGGTTGATCTTTTGCATAAATACAATTCTCTTCTTTGAAATGAATAGGTATCATAATTTATCCTCTATATTCTCTTGTTGATAAATTGTCATTTCTTTATCTCATAGCAGATGAAGTATACGAACCAACACCAAGAACAAAACCGAAGTCATACCAGCTGCCATTATTATAGACAGCATAGACAGCAGTAGAATCACTAAACAAAGATACAATAAAAGAAATAGGAATAATCATTCCATGCCATAAGCCACTCCAGAAACCTACTTGATTCATAGTCAATGCAAATTGACAATCAACTTTATCTGCACAAGAAGTAATAAGCAATAAAAAAAACAAAGAAGTAATCAATTTAATGTGTTTCATTTTTTTCTCCTTTCTTTTTCATCATTTCTATGCCAAGATTTTTCGCATGGCCAGCACGTTAACATAAGATTGTCAGGATCATTTGTTCCGCCATCTTTTCTATGCTTTATATGGTGGATATGCCCTTTCATTTTTCCATTGTTCTCTTTGCTGCCTTTCTCCAAATACAATGCGCAGCCACATCGCTTGCATTTTTTACCATCTCTTTCAAAGACAAATTTCTTTCGTGCTTGAGATTGTCCAGACATGGTACTCTATTATAATAGATTTAGTTGAAAAAATAAAAGCTATGTAGGCATGAGTCTAAGCATGGAGTCGATATCGTTTAAAGCTTCTCTCATATCTAATTCTTTAAATATCTCTTTTAGTTTTGGCTTATTCAAGACTCCGCGCTTTATATTCTTAGATATGTTTTCTGGCTTATCTACCATCTCTGTATTTTTTAAATCCATTAATCTCTTTGACAATTCAAAAGACTTTAAATCATCAAATGCTTTTCTTTCAAATTTATTTGGAGAGTATTGGCCAGCCATAACAGCTTTTCTAAACGCTCTATAGGAGCCGAACTTTTGCATAATAGACAAAGCTGTTTTTTCTCCAACACCAAAGCAGCCTGGAATATTATCTCCACTATCTCCTGTCATGGATCGATAGTCCAACCACTGACAGGGGCGCAATCCTTTTACTCTTTTGAAGTTGCTTGAATTTAGATATCTGACTTTGGCAATCGATACAGGGTTATATATACTGACATCTTCGTTTATTAATTGATAGAAGTCTTTGTCAGAAGAAACAATTACTACATCCTGCTCTTTAGTTTCTTGGGCGAAAATAGCAATGACATCATCTGCTTCGGTATTGTGTAGCTCAAAGTAGTCAATAGGAAAGCATAGCAACATCTCCTTAATCTTAGGCATTTGTAAGTGTAGTTGTTTGATCTTTTCTTCATCTTTGATTTTGTCTCTTTCTTTATAGGCAGGATATAGCTTCTTTCTTTTGATGGAGTGTCCCCCATCAAATACTATCATTACTTTGTCAACATGACTAAATTTATCTAAGTAATGATATAGCGATTCAAAGAAGCCATATATGGCTTGGGTAGGAAAACCTTTTTTGGAGGAAAGTGTTTGGGAGGTATTGCAAACGAAAGCAATATTGTTTCCGTCGAGGATTAGAATCATTTAACTAATCTTCCATTTCATTTGTCTACACAAACGAACCGCTTCTTTCTTTGTCTTCTTTGCATCCATCCAAAAGTCATAATTATCAACAACAAAAATTGCCCATAGTGTTTCGCCGGTTTCGTTTGTTTGAGAAATGTGTACGTTTAGATTTCGCTTCAAGGCATATTGAATTGCTTCTTCATAAAAATAAGAAGACTTTTCTTTAAGTTCTTTTGCCCATTCTGTTTGTTCTATTTCTTCTCTGGTCATATCTCACACAAGAATAATTTTGTTTTTAGGTTTCAACTTCTTAAACTTCTTTATTGTATCTTCTGTTCCGCCTGTTCTGTCTTGCGAAACACAAGCAATAAGTATATCTGAATCTTGAGCAATGAAAGAATTTCTAATGTGGCCAGCAGACTTTCCAAGCAAGCTCCACTTAGCATAATAAATTGTAATAGGAACTTGCTTGGATTTAGCTATGTACTCTGCAAAGGCATCACCACCTTCAGAACAACCACCAGAAACGATTTCATCTCCATCTTCATATATAGATTGAAATGCTTTGATGACTAAGTTTTTATCAGCAAAAGTGTTTCTTCTTCTTGAGCCGATGATGCCTATCTTTTTCATAACTACTTTTTCCTTCGTCTTGTAGTTACTGGTTTTTCTTCTTCAATGACTTCCTCTTCGCCGCTCATATCCACAGTTTCAACTTCTTCTTCTACAGATGATTCGTCCACAACTTCATCTTCAACAGTCTCTTCTGTTTCTTCTTCGGTAGATTCAAACAAGCATACGCAATGTTCAAAATCTTCGGCACAGAATTTCAGACGTTCTCCAAGTTGAACAGTTGAAAGATGCTTCAAAATATCTGCAAGTAAAGTAGGATGTACTTTGATTGAATTTTCTTTTCCTTTATAATCGATTTCAATCTTTTCTGTAACAGAACCGAGAGGGCCTTTGCCAATACAAGTAAGTTTATCTTTGGAGAATACCATTTCAATAGCGCGGTCTTGGTCAAACTCTTCTGTAACAAGAGTTTCAACACGCCGAATAACATCTCCAGTTCCTTGCGGCAATGCTACTTGATCCCCATCGACATCAAAGAACCCCCAAATCTGCTCTGGATATTCTCCGCCAAGAACACGACAAGAGATAACTGTGTTCTCGTTATTCATGAAGTGCATCCAGGCATCTTCTACAATATACTTTGTAGGATTGTATGTCTTCATGTGCTTGGCAACATTAGCGGGCAGCAGAAAGTCTTTAGCAATGTTGTCATTGAGATAGAACATAGTACCCCTGTAGCCGTCACAGGAGATAGCAAAAGCCTTATCATCGTCTTGCACAAAGAAAATGCAAGTCAGTTCTGGCTTTGTGATATTCTTCGATGCAGAGAAGACGCAAAACGTAGCCGCCTTAGAAAAGTTCGAAGGAAGCTTCATCCACTTTTTACTATTGCTTTCTGGCGGATTAGCTCCTTGCTGTCTTGTAGTTTGAATTGTTTTAATGATAGCTTCGAATCGATTGTTGTCAGAGATAAAAACTTTATCTTCTTTCTGGTCAATAAAGACTTCATCAAAAGGAAGTTTGGCAATCAAGTCGTAAAACTCTTGCGCTTTAATACTTCCAGTAATGCCTGAATTGAACTTCTGAGCTACAGAGATTTCATCATTGTCAGTCCAGATTCTATCTGGAGAAAAGTTAAAGTGAGTGCTGTTCTCTACCACCTCCTTATTTGCAATTCCTGGGCGCACTTTTACCAATGCGTCAAGCAGATGCTTTCGATTGATTTTGTTTTTCGTTTCTGTTTCTTTTTGCTGAGTTGTTGCAGTTTTTCTTTTAGCCATTTAAGTTAGTCTCCTTTTTTATTTTAGAAAAAAATGATTTCTTGATATACATATTTGATTTTTTGGTATGGCCGCTTCCTAAAATAGTGCGATTATAAAACCAAGACATTATTCTTAATCTCTCTTGCTCGGACCATCCAAGTTCTTTTTGTTCTTCTGTTATCTTGTTTTTATACATAGCGTCCGATCTTCTAAACCACATAGGAATAGGCATGATGCCACTTTTTTCTATAAACATGCATCTTGCCCATGCCTCTTGCGGATCGGAATTAAAACCAATAAGAGCATAAGACCTTATATTAGAACGCTTGACGCCTAAATCAGTAAGCAGTTTGACCGCTGAAATCCATTTGTCTATATAAGAATTATCATCAAGGGCTATTCGTAAAACAGCTTTTTTGATTCTGGCGAATTGTCTCGCGTGATACTTCGTTAAAATTCTAACGTCGATGCCGCCATTAAAATCAGCCCATCCCCACTCATCTACCAGCCCATTAATAACCTTTTGAAAATGACTTCCAGACGAAGCCAAGATATTGTTGTCGCAAACGATAGGTAGGTTTGGCCATTCATCAAGTTCTGTAAACTTGCCTTCTGTTTTTCTTACAAGACAGAACTTGCACTTCCTTATACACCCATAGGTTGTTTTGGTTGCCAGCGGTTCGAATCTCTGTAAAACTCCTTTGATATCTCCCGTATCGACAGTAACTCCAGAAATACCAGAAAGAAAAGAAGGCATAGCCTTAACAGCAGGGCCACCAACTACAACAGGAGAAAACTTATAAGAAGTTTTCAAGTGTGATTTTAATTTAGGAAGTAGCCAAGTGAATGGGACGCTTATAAAAGTCGTCCCATTCACTTCCCACTGTATCCAAGACTTTGGCCACTTTGCTTTTCTATACTTTTGCTTGTTCAAATTTTGCCTTTTTCAATGCGATATTTATAGGTAGCAACATGCAGGTGGGTGGTTACGGCGCCTTGGAAATTCTTTCTAACAAGGTCTGCAATTTGTTGATTGGTCATACTTTTAAACTTGCCAGACTTGACACCTTCAGCGATGAATTTGCCGACTCCAATGGGTTTTTTGCCATTTTGTTTGTCTGGTTTTTTTGTTACTTCTTTTTCTACATCATTCTTTTTTGTCTCTGCCTTGGTGTCTTCTTTCCCCTTTTCTTTTTTAGGTTTTTTGGTTTCCGCTACTTTCTTTTCAGGCTCCGGCTCGACTGGTTTGGTTTCAACTACCGGCTCCACTTTCGCTTTAGCTTTCCCGCCTTTCTTTTTCGCGGCTTTCTCAACAACAGGAGCTTCTTCTACAACAGACTCATCAATCTTTTCAGGTTCGCATACACAGGGGACTCCAAACAGATTGGCAACATCAATATCAAGAACGCGCATCAATTCAATTTCATCAGCAGAGAATTTGTCCTTGTCTTCTGGAAGCAGATCTTCATTTGCAGTTTTAATAATCTCTTCTGTCATTGCTTTTATAGTATGGGTTTTCTTTGTATCATACATAATAGGATCATCTGGAGAAAGAATCTTCTCGTTAAAAGTCTTCACCAGTCCAGCAAGCATAGCTTTTGTAACATCGGATTTGTTCATGAAGCATTCCTTTCGAGTATGTTTTTTAGTATGTGGTAGCGGATTCATATCATTATAATAAGACATTCCAAAAAAATAAAGGGCATCAAAAAATAAATTTATTTTTCAAAAGCTATTGATTTCGTTGCATTTTTCCTCGGCTATTCTTTTTTTAACTATTTGGTAACACTCGTTTGAGCAATACTTTCTTTTTCTAAAAGCCCAAATTTGTTCAAGTTTGCCACTGTCATATCTTTTTCTTTTGATTTGTTTCTTGCATTCTTCACAATATATAATAGGTTCACAAAATTTGCGCGGTCTATTTGTTCCGCCAATTGGATTTATATCACCTGTTTTTGCAAGCTTTCTTCTTATCGTGCCGGTACTAACTTTTATTTTTTTGCTTATAGCTGTCAGGCTCATTTTCTTTTCATCATATAAATATCTAAGCCAAGCACAAAAATCATCCTCAAAGCCAGCTTCTCTGCTGAGAAACATTAGTTTATAATCTGTTTGATTCTTTGTTTGGTATGTATCATCTATAGATACATCTTTTAAAAGTTCCCATCTTTCTTTATCTTCTAATATATATCGAGGCAGCAGCCGAGAATCTTCGATAGAATAATCATATAAAATTCTTACGATGCAATAAAGACAATCATGGAATTTATCTTTATCTTCGTCCTTATTTTCACAATCAGCGCAAGGACTTCTTCTGGCTGGTGGAGTCATTGATATCATTTACCCCACCATGAATCCAGATATGGCCTTCCGATAGAAAGACAATTTAAAATCCACAATTGACCAGTAGCAGAGTATTCGTCATCTCTTTTTTTGCCCAATAGAATACGGTATAAACCAGAATCCTTTTCTTGTTCTTTCTGATTTACCATCATAGATAAATCGCATTCGTTTAAACCAGCAACACCTTCTTGCCAGTTACCACGCTTTAAATCTTTGCCGTCTCTTACTGTGTTTCCTTGGTGGCCTGTTATGGCGAGTATATTTCTTTCCTGCGCGATAGATTTATGATCGATAAAGACATCTTCTATTCCATGTCTTTTCTCTGAATATCTTTGGGACGGTATCATCTTATTTGCATAGTCTGTTATCAGAATGCTTGGGATAATATTCTCATACTCTTCTAAGTTTTGAAGATACATTCTCAAATCATCCATGGACTTTGATCTGGCCGGCCAGCGAACAAAGATAAACTTTCCTGCTCTCTTGTTTATTCTATCAAACAAATTGCGAATTTTTAGAGCACTTGGTAGGTCCAGCTTCTTTCTCTTCTCTTTCTTCATAAAAGTCGAAGGCTCGAAAGAAAACCTTTGTTTATTATTAGTGTTCTGGCAAGCTGTACACGGTTTATAATCCGTTGGATAGTTATCAGGGGTGCAAGCAGTACCAGCTAAACTTATTAAACTCTTTTTATTTGTTCTACTGTTCGGATGTGGGCACAACCCGTTCTGATTTAGATTGCAGTCCCATTGCGGAATATAAATTCTGCCTTCTTTCTTCGGCAGTCCAGTTACCCATTGATAAGAGCGAGTAACGATCTGTGGCTGGCTCATTTCAAAAGAGACATAAAGAACATCTTGCCCGCTCATGACTCCCCACCAAGCACACTGTAGGAGCCACCAGGACTTTCCTACTCCTGTATTACCGACAAAAGCGACAAGCATTTCTCTTTCAAGATCGCCAACTATTCTACCAAATTCTCCAGGAAATTTGAGCACTACCCGATTAGAAGAGTTTTCGGAAAAGGTTTCTACCAGCGGATCAATATCTCTAAATATATCTATTCCTCTTGTCTTTTGGCGAACAACTCTTTGGTATGTTTTCGCCAGCGCTTCTCCTTCTTCTATATTATTGCTTATGATAGATTTATTTAGAGACACCCTCAAATCGTCCAAAGAACAAAGCCTGAAATGTTCTTCGGTTTGTTTGAGAAGATATTCAACATTTAAATTTCCTGCTTGCTCATACTCTTCTGATATCTCTGTGAGAAAGTCTGTTATTTCATCTGCTGTTTCTTGCTGGAAATTTACTTTTGTTTTTGCGTGAAAGATATCTTGAATGTGTAGTCCTGGGCATAGCTTAAACTCTTGATAGTATTCAAGGCACCATTCCGCAATCGTCTTTACGAATTTAAGTTTTAAAGAGTTTTGTCTGTATATCTCTTTTACTTGCCTCAAATAGTCCGAGTTGGTAATCATCGCTGTTACGATACGCCGTTCAAGCCTATTATCCGGCGGCTTTAACCTTGAAATGATTGGCATAGTATATCAATTTTTCCCAAGATACCAGTTTTGAATAAACTCTTCTTTTGAAGAGTTTTTAATTTTTTGATCTTTCCATACTCTTGCCTCAAAGAGTTTTGACATTGCTCTTTCAAAAGCTAAATACATTTTCGGCCATTTGTTTTTATGTTTAAGCAATTTCGCTTGATTTTTACCGCATATAAAAGGACAAACTACACAACCAATTCTATTAAATCCTTCATCATATAAATTACAATACTTTAAATTATTTATTTCTATATAATCCCATATTTCCCACTCTGAAAATTTAAATATAGGTTTATAAATAATATTCTTTTGAAATTTATCTATTCTTGGTTTTTGTCTTCTTTTAAAAGATTCTTCTGCCCTTAGCCCCATTAATCTATGTTTAAGTTCTATTTTTTTTGCAGGAATCTTTTTCAGGGCATCGCAACACCATCGAAACTTCTTCGTAGGATATCCCTTTTTTACAATCAATTCATAAAAAGATTTCTCTGGCCTTAAAAATATTACTTCTGGATAATTTTGTTTAATGAATTTAACAACTTCTGGAGGATCAATTCCGGTTGCAGAATAGTAGCTCTGATATTTAACTCCAGAAACTTTCGTTAAATGCTCAAGAACAACAGAGTCTTTACCTCCAGAAAATCCAAGAAAATAACCTTCAGGCGGTTCATTCTTTTTTATAAACTCTATCGCTTCTATATAAGGATCAAAATAACATCTTAGTTTATCTTTTGGCATAGTATATCTTATCTTCTATCAGAAGCATAGATTATTTGTTGAATAGGAATACCGAGAAGTTCTTTTAATTTTCTATCTATAAATGGGTGTGTATATGAACCAGCTTGAATTAAATTATCATAGCTTTCTCTGGCTTTACACGCTCCGCAAGTAGCATTGCGGACTTTAGAGATGCCAAACAAATGAATACCGCATTCATTGCATGGGCTAACCGGCTCTATACCTTTGATCGCGATAGTGCGTACTTGTTCCATTGTTCTCTCGTTTCTATGAAATTATTACAACTTTCCTCAAGGAAAAATAATATTTGATCTTCAACACTTCTTCTTTCTGCTTGCGCTATTACCTTTATATCTTCTGCTAAACCATGATCTTTTTCAAAAGATAGAATAATAAATTCTTTTTTATTTAATTTAGATATCTCTTCTTGTTTTTGTGTTTTATTTTCTTGTATTTGCTTTGGTTTATTTCTTTGCTTACCCCAACAATTAGCGCAAACTTTAACTTTTCTATTAGTTGGAATCATAGCTCCGCATTTACATCTTCGCGGAGGAACAACTCCTTCAATTGCTTCTATATCTTTTTCTTTTTCTGGCAGATAAGTAATAATTCCTTGTGGTGCTGGGCAACCTTCTACTTTTAGCGCCGTTATACTTTGATTGTCTTCCATATATTTTTTGCCTCTTTTTACAATCATAATACAGGCTTGAGCATATATTTGACTAATTCTGGATTCTGTAACTCCAAGCTCAAAACCAAGTTCTTTCATTGTTTTTTCTTCGCTTACAATACTTTTAACAATATATCTTTTTCTTTCTGAAAAAGTATCTATCAAATTAGATAGTATTTTTGAATGTTGTTTTGAACAATATGATTCTTCTGTATTTATTTTAGATTTGACAGAAAGACAATTTTCAATTGGAACATGTGTTGGGTTATCTTCGCCATTAATTTTTATTTTGATTCGATGATTTCTGGATAAATAATCATTGTCTCTTAAGAAGTTTAAAATCTCAAAATTAACTTTATGGAAAAGATATGATTTAATATTCATCCCTTTTGATGGATCAAAACTATCTACAGCTTTTATTAAACCTTCATATGCAGTGCTTTTAATTTCATCGCGTAGATTATATATGCCAGTTTTCTTAACAAACAAATAAGCGATTTTATCTGCATACTTGATATGGCTTTCTATGGTCTGCTCTCTGTTAGGTGAACTGTACATTGTAGATTATATTTTCGCCTCTGAAATCGCTTTTCTCTAACTAACCCATAGTCAGCTATGGGTTGATACTAAATCAGAGCATAATCGGCTTTAAATATGTTCTCTTAATCATAGACACTATAAATATTCCCAAGATCGTCCACGTCCGTTATATCAATGTTTGTTATTTTACCATTACAGACTGCCGAATATACCGAAAGAAAAAGAGTTCCTTTAAAATATCTCCAATCTACCCAAGCGCCATAAGTTTCATTTTTCGTATCCTCCATTCTCATGTTTCCTTATTGTTATTTCATTATAATAAACAAAGCTGAAAAAATAAAACTATTCGTTGTACTTCAAATATTCAACGTACTTTTTAAATGGCGCAGAGTCTCTTCCTATTCTATCTGGATCAGCATTGGACCAATTATAAGAAAGCCAATCTGCATATTCTAATATGAATTTGCGGGCAGATATAATATCCATTTTTAAAGCTTCTTCATCTTTGTCGTTTATCTTTCTATTGTTTTTATATTCTATGATACTTCTAATTCCATATTCTAATTTACCAAGAGAAAATGGTTTGC